AGCGTTGGCAGGTTCGAACAGTCAACCAACTGAGCAATGTTGATTTTGTCGAAGTCTGAATACAGAATTTGGTTTATTGGAATGGTATTCATTCCCGGAGCCACAGTCGCTTCCTTTTCGTACAGAAGTTTACAATCCTGAGCCTGGAAGTATTTGATGGTGATGTCCACCGGCACTTCTCCGGAGTTGTAGACATAGGCGTTTTTAACCCTTAGCCCGATGTACTTTCCTCCTGCAATCGAAGCGAATATGCCCTTGTAAATCGCTTCAGGTCCAATCGGGTCGATCTGTTGCCATTGTTGGTTAAAAACCTTTGAGGTCTGAAAAATAACCTGATCAAGTCTGGCATTTGCCATATCGGCCAAAACGGTCTGAATATCGGTTTTCAGCTTTTGGTATGCCTGACGTTGCACTGATGCCCAAACACCCAGGTAAGTTACTTGATCCTGGCTGGCTATCTTTTCCAGGAGTTCGGAAGACATCCCCGGATAGTCATTGATCCACAACCCGGAAATAGGATCTTCAGTTGTGCAGGAGCGTAGGCCGATAAAGTCAGTTAGGCAGGACATGGCAGAAAAGTTTTTGCGAAAATAGGAGAAATATTTTTGGTGGTGAATGAAACCTTTTCTACTTTTGTTGCGTTAAGGAACAAAAACAAAACAAAGTCATGAACATCTACGAAGTAATATACAGCGACGGCAAAACAGTTCTTGAAACATTTGCAGCCGATAACCTGACAGAGGCAAAGGCAAAAGCCAAAGAGAACCGGAGAAATTACAAAACAGCCCACTACCTTGTTCGCAGATGTTACCAAAGAGGGATCCGGGCAAATTCAGGAGAATCTTTCTGGCACTAAAACCAGCCCTTCGGGGCTTTTTTACGCCCTCCTAAACTTCTTCGCTTTACTCTTTACGGATTTCTTGCCAACACATCCCCATGCTTGCCGTGAAAGGTCATTGGCGCATGGTGGATTCTTGCACTTTTTTATTCCTGATGACCTTGCGCAGTAGTTGTCGCCCTTTTTGGTTCCTGGAGAAATAGAATAGCCTTTCGCCCCAAAACTTCTGGTTTTCCCGTTTACCGTTGCTTTGAATTTCTTTTCTGCCATAGGGTAAATATATGGTTTACTTCAATCCTGCCAATCCCCTTTTTTGAGCCAAAAGATATTGGGTCTTTGTAATCGGATAAATGTCGTGGCGGCAACCAAATCCACCTAAAAAGGAAAAAATGGTTACTTCATTGGTCCCTGGCATTCTGCCATCCCAGCCTTTAAGTTTTGCCCAGGATTGCACTTCTGACTTTTTAAAGTAACGCCCCGCTCTTGCTTTGCAGAATTGCCGGGAATCTTCGATTAGCGTTCCAGCGTAGAAATAATACTGCAGATTCAAGTCTGTGGCTATGGTCTGATTGTATTCCCTCGAAAAACCCATAATTGAGTCCACCGTGGTTTGCTTGATGTACCTCTGAAGATAGGCTTTCTGCTGAGGCGTTCCTTCAATGAAGTTTTTCAGCACCTTCTGCAATTCAGTCCGGTTTGTTTGTCCGGCTGCATTTGCGTTTAGCACCTCCGTAATCGCATTCTTGAAATTCTCCTTAATCTCCCCGCCAATAAGCCGATCCCTGACCACGGAAATATTAGCCTTCAAAATTTCCTGGTACAATTCCTCCTTGGCGTTGTAACCATCAATAAGGGTGCTGAAATAACTGTCCGAAAGATTCTTGATTTCCCGGAAACCTTTTACCAAGTCCTGAACCTGCTTTATGTATTCCGGATTCGTCGAAATCGTTGCTGCGATCTGATTTTTGAGCGAAATAATCGCCCGGATGTTTGCGGCCCTGTTTTTTGGGTCCAGTGGAATATCATTGGTCAGTTCAATAACCTGGTTTGACAAATCTTTAAACACAACCGGCAAACTGTCGTCCATCTGCTTTTCAAGCGATGCCTGAAGCCTCTGAATTTCCCGGATTATTTCAAGTTGTCGGTCTGTTACTGCCATGATTAAACAAATTCAACCAACGGCACAATCCCCGCAGTTACCTGTTTCTGCTTCTCAACAGCCTTTGCATTCAGGTCTTTTCGTTGTTCGGTTCTTGGCTTATTTATCCAATCAGGGTTCTCTTCCATGAGTTCATTTACGAATAACTCAAGGTATGTGGACAGGATAAAATCCAATGCAGAACAACCTCCTGAATCCCTGGTTACAACCTTTTCATCCACTGTTTTGTTTGGCAATGGATCCAAGGCTGTAAGGGCTTTCATTAGCTTTAACTGCATCGAATCAGTGCCATATATTTTTTCTGTGTAGTCGTACTCCAGACCCTTGACAATAACAGGATTGAACCCGTCTTTAAGGGCTTTGCCTAACTGGTCTGCAATCATTTCAGCAGATAGGATGTCGAAGTCAGTTGGAACGGTAATGACTGGTTTTGCAGCCAAGAATTTCTCATCTGTGAATCCGGTGTTTTCGCCAATGATTCCAAGAGCAATAAGCCTTTGACCGTACATAATCATTGATGAACGGATATACACCGAAGCCAGATGCACTGCAACCTGGTAAAAGAAAGTATTGATTTCTTTGCGGTCGTATTGTTTTGCAAGTCCAGATTGGGCAGCAGGAACAACCGAAAGAAGTTCCAAACCAATAGCCTGAAAACCCCTGAATATGTTGTTTTCGATATCCTCTTTTTGCGCTTTGAGGGATTCTGTGTCCCGGGTAACATATCCAGCCGGAGGAGTTGGAACCGTTGCTACTGATGGATTCAGAGCGTTGGGAACCTGAGCATTGATGACAATTTCAGTAAAGGGGGAACCTTCGCTTTGGCCCGTTCCGTTACAATCCCCACACTTTGTTTGTTCGTTTTTATTATTGACACTAAATCCAGTGCCACGACAGGTTTTGCACTTTTGGCCTCCAATCCTCCATTTCTGAGGATTTCCGTGCATAGCCCAATTTATTATCAGGTCTGAGTGCCTGTAAAGCACCTCATCCCATGCTGGTAAACAAGGGCTTAAAATGCTGTCGTAAACCCTTTGCCCTTCTTCGATTTCTTTAATGATGAACCCGACATCAACAACAGGCAATACAGGGCTTTGGAATTCGTAATTGTAATAAACAAAAACATCCTCGTCGTACTTGTAAGCCTTGGTTTGCCTAATCAGCGCAAAACCGTTTTTATCAACGGCTAAAAACTGATCCCATTTAACCTGTTCTTTATCCTTCCATTTGCCAAAGCGGACAACAATCATGTCGTCCCTTTTGTAGACTATGTCCTCAGAGCAAAATATCTGAGGATATGGGAATTTCGGGTCAAATACTGGATTTTCAGGGTTTTTCTTGATTTCTTCAAGGTTAGGCAAGAAAAGAACTACTGCATTTGGGTCTTTGAGATATTCTTTCAAGAAAGGACCAAAAAGCCAAGCAGATAGCTTCCCAAACTTTGGGACACTCCCTTCGACATACTTTGAAAGGCTGTTTTCTTCCGTTACTCCGGTTTCTGCAACATTTTCGTTAAACCGAATTTTCCAATCGTCTGCCTGACTTATTTTTTGAAGGGTGGTGTAAACCCTTCCGGTACACATCATTGTGACCGATGTCCACCTTTTATCCCGATAGGCTTTTGCCCAAGATTCTTCGCCTGGGTGCTGATGCTCAAGTAAATGCTCAGGATAGTGTTCGGAGAAATGCGGGTAAAGGCTTTCAGCAATTTCCCTTATTTCTTCGCCAAATTCATCCTTCCCATCCCTGTAATCGGGGTGGTTTAAAGCCTCAATGGCTATCCTAAGCATTACTTCTGAGATCATTTCAGTTAGGCGGTAACAGTTACAACAACATCAAGAGTGCCATACACGCATCCGGTTTCGGAAGTTACCACAACCGTCAGGGTGTAAACCCCGGTTTCGATTGGGTTAAGTTCCAGTTCTCCGGTTGTTTCATCGATCGTAGCACCAAGAGCATCCACAACATCTTCCTCTGAACCAAGGCTCCAAACGATATCCGGCAAAGAGCCTGATGGTAGGGACTGATTCAAAGTGGCCGTGTAAGCTGTGGTGTCACCTGATGAAATAGTGGTTGAGATGGTGTCAATTCCGTCAATTTCGTAGGACAAACCTTCAAGAAGAACGTCAGTGTTGAATACAACTGGAACCGGATTGTCATCAGAAACCCATTTTGCTGTTACCTGACCAGTAATAAATTGAGTCAGGTCGTCCTGGATAACAGGGTCGCCAATAAGAGTAATCTGATTTCCGGATGCATCCCATATCTGATCGGGAGTAAAATACCAGAAGTCATAGTTCTGTGAGGTACGCAGGATTTTATTATAAAAATCAATATTGCCCTGACCCATAATCTGAAGGTCGTTGATATTGACAGTATGCGTCTTCGCACCAGGGCGATTGATACGCATTCCTGATCCTGGCAGTTCAGCAGTTTCCGGTCTTGGCTTTTCCCCTGAAGTATTCAGAATCAGAAAGGCATTTCCGGCAAGTTGTTGCTCCCAAAGTGAATCCTGCAAAGCCGTAGCCGTTGAGGTATCAATCTGAGAACGTACGCTTTTCTTGGTTAGGGCAAAGGCAATAATCCTTCCCTTTTCGTTTACGTCGCACGGAGGGTTGCGATAGCAGCCATCAGATGGACAGTTGGTTTGAAACATTGTATTAACAGCCTATGCAGGCGTTATTATCGGGCTGGAAGCCCTGAAGGAGTGCCTGGAACTTGACCATTGATAAGTTCCGATAAGTTGACTCAGTGGTGTTGTCTTGGGTGGTGGCAACTTCCAATTCTCCACTGACGAATATATTCTGACCGTTCCACACAAAAGCGGGATGTCTGGTGGCAGCAAACAAAGCATTCTGGGTGTTCAAGTCAATATAATCTGTTTGCAAATTTACTGATTTATCTGAATTAGACATCGGCCTTTGATAAGTCCCGTCTGAATTCCTGTAAATCGATTCTTCGATCTGGATAGTTTCTCCGCCACCGTTTAAGTCAATACGGGCAATTTGTTTCCAACCATAAAGGTATTCGAAGCCTTCCCGGATTGTATAACCACTATCCCAAAATTCAACCAAGGTTGAAAAACAGTCATCTTCCCGATATTGAAGCGCATTTGAAACCGCATAGATTTCAAAGTCTTCAGTGTAGGCACCCTGACCATAAAGGCAAATCCGGTAGCATCCTTCTGAGATTGCCGGGATCAGTGCAGTGGCTTGGAATTGTGCTCCTACGGTTGTGTTTGCTTCGGTTACACGAAACCAGTAAGACGTTTCGCCTGATCCTTCAAAAAAAGTGTATGCCCCGATACCAAGGAAGCATTCTGCTCCGGTATAGGTGCAGTTTATGGTGATGGTTTGGTCGTCGTTTACGGTAGCGACAACTATTAAGTCTTCGGGCCATGCAAAATCGTTAATGAGATCGGCAAAATCAGCAGTTGAAGTACAGGCATAAATATCAGACCTTGCAAGTAATCCCAATCCAGCACCAACGCCACCATCTGAATCAAAAAAGTAAAAGTACATTCCATCAACTTCTGACGGTCCTGTATTGAATCCGGGCTTGATGGTTAGAAATGGTTGAAGAACCCCGTTCGAATCATAAAACCCTAATTGAGTTGAATCAGCCAAAGGAAGTTCAGCCGTTCCGATCTGCCCGACAAAATTGCCATCTGAATCCAGCAATCCTACAAGGCAGGATTCCAGCCCCGAAAGATTCCCTGAAATCAATGGCACATTAAATTGGTATGTATCTCCCGGCTTAATTGGTCCCTGATATGTTTCTCCAGGTGTTGGGCAGGCTTCAAAGTCCACAAATTCAATATCGTACCAGATTGAATTGTACATCAAACCAGTGTTGGGTTCGTATGGCAGTAATCCGGCAAAATCCTGAATAAAGATTGAAGCATCCGGTTCTGTCAAACAGACAAACCTTTGCCATAGCCATACCCCTCCCGTTTCAATGCCTGAGATACGAAGTCCGATGTTTGATGTGGACCATGTAAATTCCACCTTATTTGTCGAATCGGTTTCAGCAGTAAAAGACCACCCCGAAGGTCTGACAAACAAAGCGGCATAAGTAATTATGTCGGCCCGGGTAATGCCTGATTGAAACCCTTTCCTTACAATCTTACCTAAAACTGTTAGAAAGAAGCTTTCTTCTGAATCCAATTCCCTAAGCGAAAACCGATAAACAGGTTCAGCAGGAAGCGTTTGTTCGGGCGTTCTTATGGCTGTGCCGAATCGTTCTGAATAAGTTACATCCATGCACCTTGCCAAACCAGAAACAGCAATATTCCCCTGAATGTCATAAGTATCGGGAAAGATCGCAGCTCCGGATTGCTCTTTTATCAGGATGGATTGACCAGCCTTGACTTCTTCGGGAAACAATGCTTCTGAATAATCCCCTGTGAACAAAACCAAAGGATTAGCCGTGAATGTGGATGAAGTTATGGTCAGACCATTAAGCCCAACCGAAACCTCTATAAACTGCGTTGAATAAGTCGCAAATAGTTGTGGGTTCTGGATGGTCAGGGTAATAGTTTGAACGCCAGACAGCGCAGGGAAAGGCTTTGGTTTTACAAGTTCAAAGCCACCAAAATAAGGTGTTGCGTTGTATTCATCAATCTTAACCTGAATTGCAGAAAGCAGCTTTCCAAGACTTTGCCCGATATTTTGCCCGTTGGTAAATTCGCCATGTAGGTCAATCAATAACTGACTGATATACCCGGCCAGATTGCCGAATCCAGCGTTTGCCCGGGCAGGTTCAAATCGGTAAAATGGATGTGGTTTGCCCATTATGCAATACTAATATCAGCAATTACAGAAAAGTCATAAGAGCCATTTGAGCCAGCATCCAAAAAAAGAGTCAAGTTGTTGGCATCCTGTTTTTCAACGTATAATTCTGTAATACTGGTAATAAAGTCGGCAACACGAAACGAAACAGAAAAGGCGACATAAGTAGACCCAACTGAAACAGTTGTAGGAACTGGTATTGTTAGTGTTCCCGATCCAAGAGCTGAATAAGTCAGGTTCCCATAGATAGAAATTCTTGCTATTTGACCGATAATGGTAAAATAATACGCATTGATTGTCGCCGCTGTAATGGCTGTTCCGTCCGGTGCAAATAGAGCCAGCAAAGCAGAATCCCCAGAAAGGTCCTGCCCTGTATTATTGGCATAAAACACATAATTCGCCCAACTCCCGGAATGAAATATCCGGTTGATTATGGTTCCCGCAGTAGCATATGCAGTCCCTCCAACCGTTGCAGTTCCATTTCGGACAATTACGGTGTATCCTTTGCCTTCAGCCGGTGTTGGGTCTGTATATGTTGCTGATGCGACATTGACATACGTCTGCCCGTTTTCGGCTGTGGTATTGCCCGAAACAACAACCGGAAGGAAGTTTACCGAATCAATGAAATCTTTGTTAAAAGTATTTTCCAAAGGGCCGGTAATCGCCTTTACACCATTCGCTGTGAACAGTGAATCATTTGCGGTAACCATTTGCGCCCGTGTCTTTTGTGCCATTTTATTTCTTAGTTTGAAAAGTCGTCTGAATAATCATCTGAGTAATCCCCAAGTGCAGGAATTGCGTATGCCAAAAGTAAGGTTATTTCGGAAATACCCGAACTTGGATCGATTGGCTTATTGTTTGCCGTCCTGATGAAGCCATAAAAGGTTTCCTTCCCTGAGTTCACTTCAATATATCCGGTCCCTGGTGTTACCATTGACAGGAAGTCGCACAAGGATTGAGGAGCTGAAAATTGAAGGGTAATTGGCTTCAAAATGTACTCCCAATACTCCTGATTCAATATTGCGGGTGAAATATCGGTTTCTTCTGACAGAACCAAACCACCATTGACTTCGATACATTCCTCCGGTGCTGATTCCCCGGCTATTCTTGATGAATACCCTGTGAAATATTCCCCGCCTTGGTAGAATAGCTTTGCCTGATTGGTCGGAAGGCCAAAGGTGTGCATTCCATACCATTTCCAGAATCGTGCTGCAATCCTGGCAGGTGATATAAACACATTGTAAAGCCTATTCATTGGGCTGTTTGATTCGGCAATGAAATTACTGCCCCATGAAATTGAACCTGCAGGAAATGTTACCGAACCGGATTCCCCCGGCAAATCATATCCACTTCCTTCGATTGGATTTATTGTAACTGTTTCATAATTCAACCAGATAATAAAAATGTCGTTGTCGTTTGGCTGGTCGGAAGAGCCTGAGCTATCTACTTGAATTGCCAGTCTTCGATAAAACTCAATAGCATATCCAGCCGCAATCAAATTGCTTCGATTGTCAATTTTGTTGGTCGAATCTTCCTTTCTGGCCCTGTTTGAAACGTAGTAGCTTCGAGAAGTGTTGATTTCAAAAGTTCCCGAAAGACTACGGTTTTTCCATCGGTCAGAATACCCGATCAGAAAGTTATTGGCAATCTCTGACTGCATTGCAGCCTTTTCAATTTGGCTTACTTTGTTGAATTGGGCAATCTTTAAACCCTTGTTGTAAAAGTAATCCCTTGGTTCAACTCTGATCCGCCAGCCTCCGTATTGGTCCTGCTCAAATCCCCATCCAAGGCAAAAGATTCTGTCCAACCCTTCAAAAATTGACTGCCAAGAGGTAATCATTTTGGCTGTTATTGCCGGAACTATTGTGTCATCATCAGGGACCAATTCCCCGTTCCTGATAAAAAGACCTGTGGTCAATTCAAAGTTGTAAAGGCATCCAGTTCCAACTGTAAACACATCAGAAACCAAAGCACCTGGGTAGCCTACTATTTTTGTGATTGCTCTATCTAAAAAATCAAAAGGATAATACCCCTTTGATGAAGTAGCTGTACTTCCATTTAGCTCTTCAACCATTAAGGTGTTTGAGGCATAGAAAGTTGTTTCCCACCCTCCGACCGGATTAAATTCAAGGGCTATGTAATACGCAGCCCGATAATTTGCCGGAACAACAATATTTTGAACAAAGGTGTCGTCAAGGCTGTATGTGTTGTTTGGAGGGATTGGGGGAGTAGTGAAAAGCGTGTAAAAAGTAGCTGTTGGATTCCCCGCATCGTCAATAATAAGGATATTGACAAAGCCCCGATAACTGTTAAAGGGGTGTCTATTTTTCAGATCAAACTGGCATCTTCCACTTGTCTTCAGGTTTCTTTGAACACCTTGGTTGTCTTGAAAAAAGACGTTGGTCCCGGTAATATAATTCCCTGAGTTATTAAAGGTAGACCCAAAAACACCTTTAAAATCTGAGTTGTTAAAGAAAATTGGGAATACAGGCTCAAATGGAGTTCCAAAAACAAGGCTCCGGTTTTGGTATTGCCTTCCTGCTCCTACAAGGTACAATATCTGGCTATGGTTCCTAAAAACATCAAGGTTTGCGGCCCCAATATCTGTTTGGTCCAGACTATTCGTATCAATCAGATCCAGTTCTGCATCTTGTCGGGACATAAACTTTTCCCGGAAGTCATCTTCGAGAACGCCAACGGTTATTTGCCAGCCGGGTTGGTCCTTGGTCTTTTGTTCCCGGTATGAGCCAAAGTCAATGTATCCGATAAAAACGTATTCCTGCCCGGATACTTTGGTCTGACTTGTTATTGTGAAATCAACCGTGGCGTTAATAAACTGTGCATCAAAGAAGTTTTTCAGCAGAACCGCTCCTTTGCCAATCCAAGTCAATTCAGTTACGAAAGGCTGATCAACACCATGCGCTTCGAGTCTTTGAGCAACGAATTCAACCGAATCCCATCCAATAGGTTCATCAACTTCCTGCCCGTCAATGTAGAATTTCCACATGGCCCAAAACTACACAAAAAAACCCCGAAAAAATTCCGAGGTATTTTGCGAGAACATATAGAACAAAACAAAACAGGGATGAAAGTTGCCCTTCATCCCCGCCAAACAATTCACAAAATGAGATAACAAAACCTGTGACAAAGATAAGGGAAAATATTTGCGGCAACGCAAACGGGAATAAAAAAAGCCCTTCGTTTTTGAAAGGCTTTTGTGGGCTGATTCCGAAAACTCTAAAATTTTAAAATAGGCTTTGGATATTCCTCGGCTATCGGGTTAAACTTTAATATTTTGGGACTTTGACCCTTTACGAAAAAGTTCCAGGTCTTTATTATTAGCGCTATTTTTAATGCTGGCGGCATCTTTCGCAAAGATGTCCTATCCTGAATCAATTTATTTCTTAATAAATTAACCGATGAATTCGTAATTCCAAGCCCAGTCGCCAATTGCTCAAAAAATGAAAATGCCGTTTCAGGGTCTAATTCTGAAAATAAAGCGTAAAATCCGCCAAAATATGATGGCTGTAAAATCTTAGCAAAATTCATATACCAGTTTCTGGAATGGCTGGCTATCCTTTGCCATTTTTCAGGGTCTTGATAGTATTGTTCCAAAAGTTCGGAATTTGTACTTTTCCCATTAACTTGACTTTTGGGGCCTTTATCAAGAGTTAAAAAGTTATAGTGGGCAATTATTGAGGGGATTGAATTGTCGTGTTTGATGCCAGCAGCCCTGAACGTATCAGTGGAATTTCTTGAAGAACCGGTATCTAAAACCGAAAACACGGATTCATCAAGATTAAATGCAACGTGGAATTTTACACTACACCCTGAATGAACTATTGCCATCAATCTTTGCTGCCCATCTAAAACCCTTCCATTAGATGCTATTTTGATTGTTTCCGCAGTTTCAGCCCTCCATCGGCCTTCTTTCATTTCCTTTGAATACAACAACACTCTTGGAGTTTTTGGTCTTCTATTGGCAGTGTTTTGTGATAAATAGTGCTTCGCCATTTCGGGGGTAACGAGCATTTCAATAAATTCAATCATTTTGTTCTTTGTTTTAATTTGCAACAAAAGTAAACAAAGAAACCAGAAGGCCAAACTTTTTTGCAACAAAAATTTATCTCAACATCGGGCTTTTGAATTTTGAATTCAATCTTTTGGTTTTAGCGGCCCGTTGTTCTTGGTAGACAAAGAATCCCTCGCGGTCTAATTGGACATTGGTAAAGGGTAATCCCCTCAAAGTTCCTTCAATGGACTCCAATCGTGCGACAATCTGCCCGGGTAAATAGTCTGCACTTGAATTGACCTCATACTTCCCGGAAAGGATTTTCTCTGTAAGTGGCGCAGGGATTACATGGGATTTTTCGGATAGATTGACCAAACTTGCCGTGGATGGTGTTTTATACACCTTCCCGGATTGGGTTACCACAAGTTCGGATCCTTCTTCACCGACAATGGCTTTACCTTGGTAGGCTTTTCCTTTTGTTCCTTCCCGGAATTCAGGGACTGGTTGGGCCATAATAAAGGCAATCTGAGATGCCTGTATGGCAAGACCAGCAACCGCCAACGGTGCTAATGGTCCCGAAAGAAAGTATTCCGCAATGAGTGGGGCGGTCTTAAAAATAACCTGAGCAACGGCAGCAGCCTGTTGCGCCCGAAACTCCTTTTCCCGCAGTTTCTTTTCTTCGGCAGCTTTTTTTTCATCCAACTCCATAATCTTCTGAGCATTGCCGTCGGCCAACCTTATTTCAGCAGCATACTTTTGATTTAGGGCATTCATCTGCCTGTCAATGTTGGCCTCGTAAAGGTTCATCACATTGTCAAGTGCAGCACTTGCAACCATTGAATAAGCCTGCCACTCCTGAACTGTTATTTCAGCAATATCCTTTTTTAATTGTTTATCATCCTTTTTGCTTTGGCCCTTTATTTCCTTAATCTTTTCCTGCTTCTCTTTTTCAAGGTCAACAAGCTCCTTATTCAGTTTCTTTTGCTTTTCAACTGATTCCTCTGCATCTGTGCGTTTCTTGTTCTCAAACTTAATTTGCTCATTTTGCAATTCACGGATTCCATCCTTTGCGGCTTGAACTTCTTTTTTCCTGGCTTCGGCTTCGGTTTTGATTGTAGCAACAACCTCTTTCGATTTTGTTTGGTTGATTAAGCCCTGAATCCTTGCGTTGTCCTTAGCGTCCTGAACTCCTTGCGCTGCGAATTCATTATCTGTGGCCAACCGCTTCTTCCCGTATTCAACATCATTCCGGAGCAAAGCCAGATTCCTTTCAAATCCTTCCTCTGTGCGAAGTTGGATGCGCAAGGCAGCTATTTTTTTGTCGAGTTCAAGGAGTTTAACTTTTGCTTTGTATTCGTCTTCGAGTTGCTCTTGTGTTTTCTTTTGGTTCTGCTGAAATGTAACCTGAACCCCTGCAACAACTTCGAGCAATGATAATTCTGCCTGTAAAACCTTTAGGGTTTTCTCTCCTTGTTGTAGTTGGATTTTTTGCTTTCCGTTAAAATCTGATGCAGCATTTATTCGTAGGTCAGCGTTTTTTTGTTGTTGTGCATCAATCTTTTTATCCAAGTCAAAAATCAATGCCCTGGCTGCCGATTGACGTGAAATCCAAACCCCCTGTTCTTGTGCAATATCAAATGCCTTTTTAGCCAGGTCTGATTCCAGCCTTCTTAGAGCAATATTTTCAACCGTTTCTTGTTTTGCCTTTTTACCAATGCCAGCCAATTGTGTAGCAATTCCAGCAGCCAAATCGTAAGAACCTTTCAGAAATGGTTCGAGCTTTTCCCCGATTGCCAAAACCAGACTATCAATGGCAGTATTAAATTTGTTCTGGCTTGCTGTGATTGTGTCAATGTTTTTTGAAGCATTTGGCCCAAAGGTCTTTTCAAGTTCAGTCGCAAACTTTGGAAGGAAATCGTTTGATGCAATTTCACCCTTAGCCACAAAGTCAGAAAACTGAGCAATATTCATCCCCATTGCTTTTGCAGCAATGCCCAGCGCACCAGGAAGGCTGTCCCCAATCTGCTGTCGCAAATCTTCCATAGACACAACCCCTTTGCCAGCAATTTGAGAAAGTGCCGCCAAGATTAACTTTGTCCGGTCTGCGCTTAATCCCAAAGTAGCAGCAGCCTTAGAAACAGCGAGGAATTGTCTATTGGTTTCCTGCATCGATGTTCCTGCAAGATTTGAAGATGCTGCAAAACCTTTGTACCCCTCAACCAGGGCCAATAAATCCAGACCAAGGCTATTTGCCGTTTGCCGCAAAAACTCCATGTTTTCAGCCCCTTTCTCTGAAGAGCCTGAAGCAAAATCAATAGCTTTCTGAAATTGCTGGAATCTGGCAGTAGTATCAGCTACGGTTTTAGCAAACGCAATAATCTGACTGACCGCAAAAACCCCGGCAATCGTTTTGCCAAAGTTCCCCACAATAGAATTCATATTTCCGAACTTGCCGGAAACCTGATCAACCGCTTTGCCTCCTTCGGATCCGGTTTTTTTAAGTTGGTCGTTGTACTTTCGGAGTTCGGTCAGGGCTTCCTTTTCCTTTGCGGTTAAGGTGTTCATGCCACCAACTACTTTCTTTACATCGTCATCTTGAACAACGTATTCAACGACAATCTGATTTTTGGATAAGGTACTCACTTTTTCGCATTGCGCTTAGCCTTTTCAAGTGCCTGGAAGTATTCTTCCTTCAGGAAATAGAACTCCCATGCAGACCTGTCGCCAAGTTTTTCAAGGTCAATTCCATTTGCTTTTGCAAAGCTAATATTTTCCGCAAGTCTTTGGCGGAATCGCTGGATTCCTTCTCCGTAGTATCCAACATCTCCATCAACGCCACGTTCAGAGTGGTTTCCATGCTTAGGCTTTTCAAAAAATCTTGGGAAATCTTTTGCAATTCGGCTCCACCCGGAATCAATTTGGCTTCGGACGTTTGCAAAAAAAAAGCAGGGACATCCATGTTTTTCAGCCAATGTTCGATTTTCTTGGTTGCGTAGGGGTAGTCGTAGGTAAATGGGTTTTCGACCTCATCAAAGTAAACAACGGATGAAAACTTCAATTCCATTGAAGGGTGAAAGGCAAGATTCATTCGTTCCAAAACCAAAACCGAAATTCGGCTTATTTCTTCCTTGCGCTTGCCTTCGTCTTTGTACTTGGTTGAAAAAAGGATCTGATTGATTTCAGAAAAGGCTTTTTGAACCAAGGCCGGTGTTAGTCTCCATTCGGCTTCGTGGTACACCTCTTTTGCGGCCACCATTCTTTCGATTGGAATCTGGATATCGTGATTCCAGCAGAAATAGTTTACTCCTCCGCTTGTGAAGGCGAATTCCACCTTGTGCCAGTGCTTTTTGTCGAGGACTCCTTGGTAGTTAGGTGTCGGTGCTGATGAATTTATCGAAGACACAACTGGCTGCGTAGGTCCAGCCGAAGGCATAAGCCACTTGAACAATTTCATTGGGCAAAAATAGGGTTAAAATGTAGAACCAGGGCGCAAAGCAATAAGGGCAAAAACCCAGAGGCTTTGAAAGGTTTTTGGGTAGTTTAGAAAGCAAAAAACCGTACCATTTCAGGTACGGCACGTTGTCGATGCAATACGCAAAGAACCAAGCAAACAAAGCACAGGAAACACCATCAAGAATGATGTGCATTACTTCCTTGGCCGTCTTGGCTTCTTGGTTCCGGGCTTACCGCAGCTTGAGCAGTATTTTTTAGTTTTCATAAATCAAAGGTAGTTAATCCTCCATCTTAAAAACAACCTGATTGATCTTGTACTTTCCACATTCGTCCTGAATATAGATGGTAGGCTTCCCTTGTCCGGCATAAAGGGCATATTCACAGGCAAAGGAGTTTTTCTTTGTGATCCCGGTTACACGGTATTCCACAAAGTCGGTTTTTTGGCAGGAAGCAATCGAAGCCAAAAGAATTAAGGTGGTGAGTAGTTTTTTCATTGTTCTGTTTTATTTAAGACCCATACCCCTGCGGAACCACATCCGTAAAGGCATTGATAAATGGTGTTTCTGTCTGCGTAAAGTTGCCAACGCTAAACTGAATCGAATCAGTAATCGTGCCGTCTTTTGCGGTGAACTTCAGGAATTGGTTTGAATCAGGATCCCGAAACCGGATAATGTAAGGACCGCCCCAAGGATTTAAAAAAGATTCAGGAAATAAAACTGAAGTTAGGTCAATGTTTACCCAATTCCCATCTTCAACATAAGCAAGATATGAAATTGAAAATCCAGCCCCATTTACAATAAAAACATCAATCGTTGCTTCTGCATAATCAGGAGGCAAATAAACAATCAGGTCGTCTGCGCAATTCGGCAAAAGAGCCTGGACAAAGTAGTTTGGTAAACAGCTCATGGTTCTGATTTTTGCAAATGTATAATCTTTTGCAACAATATTACAAATCAATCATGGAAGAAATTTCGTTGAAGTTGGCCCAAAGGAAATAACGCCATTCGTCAAAGCTGTGCCCAAGGTTCGGGTTTTTGTTCTTCCAAGGATCCAGACTGCCATTTCGATCCACAACTGCCAGCTTTGAATCTTCAATCAGCAGGTCGTTTTCTTCAGCAATCTGGACCAAACAATTTTGAAGCACCAGATTTGTAACAGCCCTTGATGCAATATGCGAAGGGTTTGCTGGTGGAACTTGAATAGCAAAATCATTAACCCGAAGTCTTTTTTTAATAAACTGATAAGCTGTGATGTTGTCCTGGCTAAATGCGCTCCGGTTGCCTCCTGAAGCATCCCCATTGATTATGAATTCAAAGCCCTTGAAATCTTCCAAGATTGTATCGCAGAGGGCACCAAGGTCGCCTATTCGGTAAGTTCTGATGCGGTTTATCGTGGCGTAATACTTCGCCCCGGGTCCATTTTTTAAAAATTGCTGAACCCCACAAGTATTGGTGACGTTAAAGTCAAAGGACAGGTAAAGAGGTAGTTCTTTGACCGCTTTAATCTTTGCCTGTTTTACGTGAATCTCAGGATTAAAACCGTAGGCAAACCGGTAATCCATATCTTCAATCCCCCATTCACCCTCGGCCCAAACCTTATATCTGCGTTCTCCTTCTTTGCCCTTTGATTTGATTCTTAGGAGCCTATTATGGAACTCCTCCCGATCAATGGCATAGTTCTGATAAAAGGTGGACTTGTAAAAAACATGGTTTGGAAGGTCTTTCTTTCTCTGGTATTCCGAAAAGAGCCAATGGTTCTGGCTTTCCGGGTTCCAGGATAAAATCATTGAAACCGGCGTTCCAATTTCGCCCCGGATAGTTGTTGAAATGAAATCATAATCAGCCTCATCAAACTGATTGGCCTCTTCCATCCATGCGATATTCGCACCTTCAACGGCCTTTGCCTTTTCGGGCTTATCCATACCCAAACCCCGGAACCAGTTCTTCGTGTGTTTGTTCTGGATGAAGAAGTGATCCTTCTTGATTATGAAGTCATTCGGGAAATGTTTGTAAATAAGGTCGGTCAGCAGTTTAAAGGTGGATCCTTCAATATCGCCATAAACCTTTCGGGAGTGAATTACATTGAATTGGTACGGCTTAAAGCTATGGTAAATTAGCTTTCGGGCAATGTTGTGAGATTTTGCTGATGCCCTGGTTCCAAAATGCCCCTCAACTGTGTAAAGTGGTTCGATGAAAGGCCAATACCACTTCAGCCAAAAGTTCCGTTGAAAGTTGAAGTTCATTCACTTTTTATCTGTTATGCTAATTTGGCCCGGATAAAAGTTAGCACAACGGTATTATTCCCCGGGTGGAGGTTCAATTCCGGAAATGGTGACGGTAAGTTGTTGGGGCGTGGTTTCGACCTCGTGCTTATCCCTCCATTTTTGAGGCTGTCTGTTTTTTAGCCATGAAAGCTGAGCCCCTCTTTCGGGCGGAAAATACTTTTTGATTTTGACTATTTCCACGCGCTGCTGGAAGTCGCCAGTGTTTACAACTTTTGCCTCCTCCACTTCCTTTTCAAACCCTGTGGCAGATTTGTAAAAAGATTCGGCAACTTCAGCGTCGGCCATTATTTTACCTCGCGTGAGTGACTCAAAAAAAGAAGGATTGTTTTTTTTCCAATTGTTAATTGTTTGTTCTGTAACCTCAAAAAACGCAGCAAGATCTTTGTCTGTAAATCCCAATAGGCATAGTTTATATGCCTGAATATCAAATTCTGATTTATAGTCAGTTGGCCTTCCTAAGTTCTCCATAAATCATTTGACTTTTGTTTAAACAAATCATTTCGATTGGGAGGCTGTACTTTGAAAGCATCTCAAAAGCCTCTTTACTAAACCTATTTGAAACCAATATTATTCGAACAGGGTCTTTCAGCAATTTACCAAACTCTTGGTGGTACATTAAGCATTGCCCAAAAGCCCTTGAAAGTTCGGTGTACGGGTTTCTTTTTTGTGGATTTTTAAACTCAAAAGCGAGGTTTTGTCCGCACTTTGTGCGCACAAATAAATCAATACGGACCCCCTGTGAGCCTTTCCTTGTATCTCCGTTAAGGCAAAACTCTCTTTTTACTCCTTCTGGTTCAACTCCAAAATCTTCTAACAAAAACCTCTTTAAGTTTAGCATTACATAATCAACCATTGACTTTTCATCAGTAAAGTCTTGATTGGCATTAAAATAAATTAGGTCTAATTCATTAGCAACAATCGGCCGTCCTGCTGGCATAGTTTTTCGGGTTAAGTGCCTGAATAGATTTCATATTCGTTTTTTCAAATTCAAAGGTAGGAAGAAAAACTTTGAAATATTTTTTTTGGCTTTCTTTGGGGCATGGAATTAAAGCATTTCAAACTGTCTGAATTTGACAGCCCTGACCTGCCAGGCTCAGGAAAGAATATGAATCCGGACTTCCTAAAACGCCTGGATGAAGCCCGGGAAATTGCCGGGGTGCCGTTCAAGATCAATTCCGGATTTCGGACGGAGGCACACAATACAAAGGTCAATGGCAAGCCCAATTCGTCCCACCTTCGGGGCTATGCGGCCGATATTCATTGCCACGATCCCCGGTGGAAATTTAAAATCCTGGATTCGCTTCTGAAAGTTGGCTTTGACCGCATTGGGATTTACAAAACCTTCATCCATGTTGATTGTGATCCACAGTTTAATGAACAACGCTGTGTAATATGGTAACGATTAAAGAATTTATTCAGGTTGCATTGCACCACATTTCTAATGCCCCTGGCTACTACTACAACCATTTCTTTTGTCCTGTCAAACGGGAATCCATTATGCTCGGCTTTAGCGGTCTGGCAATATCATTTAGCTACGGGCTGCACAAGCTATCTGAATACATTGCCGAAATCAACCTTATATGGTCCTTTGTGGCCAAATTGCTTTCAGGACTGATCCTGGTAATGAACTTCATTATGGTCTTTATGGCACTTGCCAAAAGAGTCCGGGACTGGAAAAAGAATGAGGAACAAGAAGGTAAGGATGAATTCAAAAAAAGAAACCGATGAAAAAACTTTTTTGCCTTTTGCTTTTTGCCCTGGCCAGTTGCGCTAAGGAGTCCGATGTTGAACAAGTGAATCTGAAGATCGCTGACCTTCAGAAACAGGACAGCATTTTCAAGACTCAGCTTGCCATCGAACGCCAGGAACGTCACGAAATGGATTCGGCTATGGGGTATTACATTGCCTTTCACGATAGCATAATTGAAAAGTCCTTGTCTAAAATTGAAAAGTCAAAACGTCGGGGTGCATTTTGGGGATCCTTTGGAAGGGCTTTGATTGGGAAATGAAAATTAACTCCGATATAACGGGTAAAAGGATCAACTGGGGTGACAGGTTAGCCCGGAACGTTCTTTTCCTGTTAGCCTTCGGAGTTTATTCATGGCAGTTCATTGCCCCATACTTCATCACTCAGCCGCATCCTCCTATTGACGTTGGCCTTATTAAAGGGCTTGAATCAATCGTGACGGGAATATTTTGGTATTTGATTGGCAGAAATACCGCTCCTGCAAAAGAAGATCCGGTTGAAGGGAAATAAAAAAACCGCTCAAAATTTAAGCGGCCTTTCCAGTCATTTAACCAAATTCTCACTTTTCAAGGTCTTTATACGGTGTAAACTCCTTCCAATATTTCCGGGACATCACGACCCATTCCTGCTCCAACTTCATCTCAACCACTCCAGATGCCCAATGCTTCCGGGCCGGTATGCCGTTGCAGTGGCCGTAGGTGTAGCGGTTGTGCTGATAGATGACATAGGCCACAAACAGAAGGAAGCCGGTTATGAGGATTTCAAGCATGGATACTCAGATTAAAAGATTTCCATAATTCAACAAACTTTTCCCGTTCCATGTGGTCAAATTTCTTCCCGTTGGCAAATTGCTGTGCATGAGGAATTTCTATTTTATTGCCGCCTGTAAAATAAACCATATATGACAAATGGTTTTTATCGCCACCGACCGGAGTAACACGCTCAACTTTTCGCAAGTCAATAGTAAACCCACAAACGTCAATTATCGGACAAGTTGGCTTCGTGCTTCCCGGCTCTTCCATTTCCTTAACAATACGGGCAACCTCCTGCATATCTGTTAGCAACAGGCTTATCCCATGTTGCTCATGGAAATAATCAAATAGTTTTTGGTAGTTCATCTTTCGTTGGTTTTGTTGGTTAGGTTGATTGCGGATATTTACGAGTTAGTGGCAATGCTTCCAATCGCACACAAAAGAATTTGGTATGTATAAAAATAGTTGAGTTTCTGTCATTTGTGGACATTTGAAGCGTTGAATAACGCAACTAATGCTTACCCACAAAATCACTGCAACTAACGACGCATAAGCAAAAGCAAGAATGCTGTGGTAAAATGATGATTTGTTTTTCATATTAAGTTTTGTTTTTAAGTTAAAAATTTGTATTTCTAAGTCCTTGCCTTCGCTTATCTGCGGAACTTTATGCAACCTAATCCAAAACCCTAACCTCTCTAA